ACTGTTGAAGAAGATACCATTTGTCGGTCTAGGTGCAGGACTATTATTTGCAGGACAACGATTAATGTCAGGTGATTTTAAAGGTGCAATGTTGGAAGCAGCATCTGGTATTGCAGGTACGATACCTGGCGTCGGAACTGCTATATCTGTAGGTCTAGATGCTACACTTGCAGCAAAAGACATGGGCGTGTTGCCAGGTCAGAAAGAAGCAGAGCAGCAACAAAGTGGTGTACAAGCACCTGATCCTACTAAGGACATGTATGGCAGACCTATTATATTGAACCCATCTACTGAGAAAGCATGGAACAAAGCAGTCAACGCTGCTGCTAAAGATGGTATCAACCTACCTATGAGTGTAACATCATCATATAGAAGTCCAGAACAACAACAAGCATTGATAGACGCAGCTGAAGCGGGTGATGAGAACGCCATAAATCCTGCACCTGTAGGACAGTCACCACATGGACAAGGTTGGGCAATTGATATTGATTACTACTCAAAAGCAAACCAGTGGATGAGAGACAATGGTAAGAAGTATGGTTTTGAATGGCAAGGTGAGGGTGATCCAGTTCACTTTGATTACTATAACAACGAACCTAACGATAAATGGTTACAACCTGGCAAAAATAAGTGGATTCCTAACCTTGATGATCCAGTAGGAGCACCATCATCAGGTTCTACATCTCCTGCACAAGGTGGTGGAGGTGGATCTTCTATTACTGCACCTGGCACAGGTGTTGCAAAAGAAACGTTAAATGGTGAACCAGTAACACAAGGATTAGGTGAGGGTCAGAAAAATTCTGAGGTAATTCCTATTCCTAATACTAAAATTGTATATTTACCATCACCATCGAATACCTCGACAGGAGCAAAGGCAACTAAAAAGGTTGATTTAAAGACAATCATTGACCCCATGGGCAAAGGAGTAGTGAGAACTTAAATGAAATTACCTGGCGATTCTGATAACATGGATAAAGGCGTATCACATGAAATGATGCAGAGATCTCTGCAGTCACAACGTCGTGTGGTAAAACGTGTTGGGTTGTTAGAGGATAAAGTTGAACAATTAGAGAATGTAGAAGATAGAGTTGATGATCTAGAAACAGCTGAAGTTGAACCTGGCGTACAACTAGGGGACTTAGCAGATGGTGCTAAGAAAGTTGCTAAGGGTATAGGCAAGTCCATAGGCAAGAACGCACAATTACTTGCTGATAAAGCAGGAAAGGGTCTAAAGAAGGCTGGGAAAGGTGCTGTAGATGCAGCGGGTAAAGGTTTAAAATCAGCAGCAGATGCAACTGGCAAAGGAATCAAAGATGCTGCGACTGCAACTGGTAAAGGTATAAAGAAAGGCGTCAAGGATGCTGCATCTGCTACTGGTAAAGGTATAAAGGATACTGTAGGCAAAGCGGGTAGTAAGATAAAAGATGTAGGTAAGGGTATAGGTGATTTTATAAAGGACAAAGCAAAAATTGCTAAATCTCTTGGAAAAGATAAACCTAAATCCTCTACCAGTGATAAACCAGAGGAAGAATCAGTCAATGGTAAGAGTACAGTAAAACCTCCTACACCTACAACACAACCGTTAGATGATTTAGTTCCAGATCCAATAGCAGCACATGGTAAGGACAAGGATGGTAACACGATATATGATTCTCACGAAAGAGTAAGAAAGTTCTTTGAATCACAGGGCAAACCTGTACCTGCTAAGTATGCTAAACCTAGTGACTCGCCAAAGGTAGAATCGCTAGAGAATGTAGGTGCAAGTGAAGATGATGCTACAGATAGGGTAAAGAAAGATCTTAGTGATGAATTTGAAGTAGACGAGAAGATGAAGAAAGCATTTAACGATGCATTGGCACTTCCTGCTAAGTCTGCTGCTGTTGCAATGACAGATTTACTAGAAAAAATTCCTGCACCAAGTAAGGAAGCATCTAAGATATTGAATAGAAATATTAAAAAGTTAGCAGCAGCGTTTAACTTAGGTGCTGCTAGTTCCGAGGTTGCAAACGATGAAGAAGATAATGACAGTGATCAAGATGAAAATAAGATACCAAGATGGCAAGTAATGTTAGGTAACTTAATAGGAAAAGCATTTAAACCTAACAATACAGGAGCAGAAGGTGGCGGTGGCGGTGGTCAACTTATGTTACCAGCTGGTCAAGCAGGAGATCCTTCATATGGAAGACGTGCACCATTCACAGGAACTGCCGATGGTATAGGACTTGGCGACCCCAAAACAGGCGAGAGGGCAATGCAACCCATTAAGAAACGTAAATCTCTTGCTAGGAAACTGTTTAACTTGACACCTATGGGCATGGCATTCAATGCAGGTACTAAGATATTCCAAGGTGCAAAAGGATTAGCGGGTAAAGCATCTGGTTTAGGTAAGGGTCTAAAAGGTTTAGCTGGCAAAGCATTTGGTATGACACCAATGGGCATGGGTTTGAAACTTGGTATGAAAGCATTTGGTGGTATCAAAAATATATTTGCACCAAAGGATGAACAGACAGTCAATTTAACAGAACTGACTGATAAGACTATACAAGAGAATAGAGAGGCAGCAGACTCTAAAACCGAGAAACAAGTTGCACTTGCAACAGGAGTTGTAGCTGGAGACGACACTCCTCCCCCTGCTCCTTCTCCACAAGAAGGTAGTGAACTTGCACAACCTGAGATTATTGATTCTCCCTACCTTGACGTATACAACACCACATCGCAATTCTAATGTCAGTAAATCAGAAGTCAAATTTTAACATAGTTGGATTCTTTATTGCTGACTATCCCCCTATAAGCACCAATCAGGTATTGTATGTTAATTATATTGAGGACATAAGATCTGCCACCATGCTCATGGACGTGCAGATAACAGATACTGAGAGTGGTTTCTTATCAAAACTTACTGGCATGGAAAATGTTTTTATAGTAGTTGACGATAGTGAAGGTAAAACACAATTGGGTGGAGATTTTGTAATCTATGATATACAAGATAGGAAAAATATAAGTGGAAAGTCGTCAGCAGTCATAAGATTATGTAAGACTGATTTTTTAAATAACGCTGCTAATAAAATATCACGTAGATTCGGTAAAGGTGGTGGTGAAAAAATAGATAGAATTGTCAAAAAAGAAATCTTACAAGATCTTATGGGTATTGATAAAAAGAGACTTGTAGATTTTGAACCAACGTTGAATAAGTTTTCATTTGTATCACCATACTGGAATCCATTTACTGCTATTCGATGGTTAGCAGCAAGAGCAATACCCGCAAAAGGTAGTGGATTCAATGCTACTGCAGGATATTGTTTCTATGAAACTAGATCTGGATATCATTTTGTGTCATATGATTCTTTCTCAAAAAAAGAACCCGTCACTAGAATTGTTGCAGGACATGAACCAACAGAATTGGAAGAAGAGGTTGATAAGGGTATCATATCTGTGCAGAAAGTAAATGTAGAATCGTCATGTGATTTATTGGCGGGTATGAATATGGGTTCTTATCTAAGTAACACCATGACATTGGATTTGAGAGACATGAAATATAGAGAATATCCTTTCAACATCAATAAATATTACAGAAGTGTTCCATTGATGAACTCTCGTATAACACCAGAATTTTATGAGGGGTTTGATAAGAGCAACACATATACAAGGATCATGTCTAAGATAACTGACTCTGCATTGTTTACTAGAGGAATATATTCACGAGATTTTACAAAACAACTCTCACAATCATCGTTGAGGGAAAAATTATTTTACAATAAAAAATGCACTGTAGAATTAGTATCAGATTATTCACTAGAAATTGGTGAGGTTGTGCAATTAGACATATACAAAGGTGGTAGAGACAGAGAGCAAGACTTTGCTAACTCTGGTAGGTGGGTTATCGGTAAAGTCGAGAGAACATATAAAAATAGTGAGGATAAGATGACCACTAAACTCACATTGTATACTGACTCGGATGGTGAAGAACAATGATGAATGAGAATATTGCTAATTTTATAGGTAGAGAGGGGTTCAACTGGTGGATTGGACAAGTAGAGAATGATGGCAGAAGATTTTGGAATGCATCATCAAGACTTGGACTAGGTGGTTGGGATTACTCTGACTGGGATTGGACTAATAAAGTAAAGGTTAGAATCGTAGGATATCATAATCCAAATAGAAAAGAACTACCTACAACAGATCTACCATGGGCACAGGTATTGATGCCACCAATATATTCCATGAGATCTGGTATGGGATCTATACATCAATTGCAGATCAACAGTTGGGTTATTGGATTCTTCATGGATGGCACATCTGCACAGATCCCTGTTGTCATGGGAACTCTTGCTGATGAGAATCCTGGCGGAGGTTATGGTGTAGAAGGTGGTAAAGAAGAAGGATTTGCACAATTAGTGTCACCTGATTATGAGTATCCAGATCACAATAGTGATGGTAGTGGTTCACCTAATACAGGCAGCACAGTTGAGACTAACGAAGAAACTGGTTTAGATGAGGCACCAAAAAATAATGACGGACATACGCACAATTCTACTGATGATAAGAATGAACGCGGTCCTGCTGAAATGGAAAGTGAGAAGCAAGCGTTAGCAACTGAGAAACAAAAGGTAACAGTTCAAGTTGGTAATGGTAAATGTGGATCAGAAACTGCTACAAAACTAGAAGCACCTCTTGCTGAGTTTATGAAGTTTGCTCGTGGCGTAGAGAAGAATGACGTAGATCAGTTTATCAATAAGTTTGATGGTGCTGTTGTTGACATGGACTATGAGATAAATCTCATGTCACAACGTATACAGAAAAAACTTACAGGATTGACTGCTAACATAAAGGGCGTGGTCATGGAAGAGACCAACAAACTTGTGCAAGAGGGTCTAGATGAACTTAGTATACCTAATCCAGAGTTAGACACTGCAGTCAGAAAACAACTCAAAGATGTTGGTGATCTTGTATCATGTTTATTCAAACAATTGATAGGAGAACTTGGTGACTTTATAAAAGGTATGCTCAGTGATCTGGTGGAGAATGTATTAGACACTGCGTTGTGTCTGGTTCAAAACTTCCTCGGTGAGATTATGAAGAAGTTAATGGACAGTATACAAGGTGCGTTGGGCGTATTGAAGGGTGTCACTGGTGCTATCAAAGGTGCAGCACAAAAAATACAGAATCTTCTCAATAAGGTAGGAGACTTTATAGATCTATTTTGTGACGGTGCTCTATCATGTGCTATTGGTGCATCTGTATTTGAAACTGGTGTCGGTGCAAAGGCAAAAGGTAATGATGCAACTCAGAAACAAGTGGATCAATACAAGGTCAAACCTCCCAACTCTGTCTCAGTTGTCGGTAATGGTAAACCTAAGAATGGATTTGTTCCTGTGGTTGATAAGAGTGGTATCAAGAAAGTGTTCAACACTAAGAGTGGAGCGTTATCAGATCTCAGCAGTGCAGCTGGTATAGCATCTGGATTATCAGAAAACTCATTTGATACACGAGGACCTCTAGAAAAATTTGAGGGTATTAACTTCTATGATTCAAGTGGTAACATAGCAAGTTCAGCGGTCAACTGTTCTAGTGCTAATCGTAATAAGAAACCATGCTTCCCAGAAATGGTATGGGATAATTTACAATCAACAAGTCCAGTCAAGGCGTTACCTATCATAGATGACATAGGACAGATACTTGGCGTATTCATGCAAAAGAAAGGATCTGGTATTGGACTAGAGGCACAGGTCAGAGCACAGTTTACATGTAACGAACCAGAGGGTAATGGTGCTAAGTTCAAACCAAATATTGTAGATGGTAAAGTTGAGTCTATAGATGTCATTAATCCTGGCATAG